GCGAACGCTCGCCACGGGGCGCTAGGAACGTACTCACGCACCATGGGGACGGTCCCCTACGCCACCAACATCCGAGACCGTCTGTACGACACCCTCATCGACTTGCCGTTGCGCAGGTCTTCCCATGCTGCTCACTGTCTCGTCAACGTGTGCACGCCTCTGACGATCCGAGCTTCGGCGGCTCGATCGATCCCAGTACCAACGAGCTCGGCACGGCGCGGGCTCGATCGTATATTTCGCTGATGCTCGAAGAGCGTGGCTGCGGTCTTTCACCACTTACACCGGTGGTGACACCTCGCGCGATTCACTCTACCGCACGTTACGCGACGTTGAGGGGGCAGGAGAAATCCTACCATCTCCGGATGTCGCCGGACGTGAGTGGCAGTCGTATCGCCGGTGTGTAGCGAAGATCTTGAATGCTACTGGGGACGGGAAGACCACTGAGGTGTCCAGTGGGGGGATGAAGATCGAGAAGGCGGAGTGGAGTGACGCATGGTTCGTGGGGTTGCAGCAGAAGTACAGGCCGAAGAAGGAGGTCTGGGCCTCGTTCCCGATCGGGTCGGGGGAGGCCAAGAAGCAGCTGGGGACGCAACTGTCAGATCGTGGGTTCCTCCGGAACAGAGGGAGAGTGACAGATCTCCTGATGTCTCTTCGGTTCGATGAGATTCCCAACGGGTGGTTGGTGGGGTTGTTCAAGGAGTTGTCCGAGGTAGCGAAGAAGTGGGGGGAGGTACTGTGGCCTGACATGTGGATGGACCTGGTAGGATTCGAGGCCAGCTTCGGCGCCCCTCCTGTCCAGGGCGCAGACTTCTCGGCGCAACTCGAGAGCTGGGTAGAGACTCCCAAGCCAGGTGACGCTCGTGGGTCCGACACGCGGAGGGTTGTGGAGGAGGGGTTACGGGAGGTAGGGCGTAAGTTGTTCGTCTTCAAGAAGCAGCTCGGGGTCAGGGAGTTCCTTGTCTCTCCCTCGAAGTGGCTTGCTAACGGAGCATCAACCGGGACCAGGTTGGAGGGAAGCAAGGGGACCAAGTTCTCGACCTACCTCGCGTCGAGCAGAGGCGAACTGATGCGGGACCTGATGAGTGTGGAGCCACCGAAGAACGTGGTCAACCCCAAGCGCGAGCGCACCAAGACACGCAACACTGTGTCCAGCGACTGGGACCTCTACCTACAGATGAAGTTCCTGTGTCAGGGTGTCGAAGAAGCGTTGGAGAGTGTGTTTCCGACAACTCTGGGGAAGCGGGTCCAACAGCTCCGGAGGTGGAACATGTGGCGCAACAAGCTGAGGAACTCGATCGGCGTCCCGATCGACCAGAGCAAGTTCGACCATGTTCCATGGATGGAGCTGTTGATCGCGATGATCCGCATGCTCGCTGAGGCCGCGCGCAAGCAGTCGCCTGAGCCTGAGTTGCATGCTCGCATCACCGAGATCGTGATCACGCGGATCAGAGCTGGGTCTGTGAACTGGGAGGGGAAGTCGTGGAAGCACCTCCGTGGACTGCTGTCGGGGTGGGCACTGACGTCGGCTCTCGGGACGCTGCTCAACTACGTCGAGTTCGTCGGGGTGACGATTGTGTCGGGGGGTGTGATGCCCGCAGATGATGAGCTCGCCCTCCAGGGTGACGACGACCTCATCTTCGCGCGCTCATGGAACGCAGCCGTGACAGTGGTGAAGACTTACATGCGCGTGTTGCCTGTCAACCCGGGCAAGTTCTTCGTCTCCGCCAATCGTACTGAGTTCCTGCGCATGGTGATCACGCCAGACAGGGTGACGGGTTACGCCGCGAGAGCTGCGCCTTCCTTGTTCTACGCCAACGCTTGGGCAGGGGGGAAGATGACGGTACAGTCAACGATCTCCTCCTGGGCGCGGCTAGTGCAACGAGGGTGTTCTCTCGACGACGTGCGCCATCATGCCATCAACGATGTGTGTGGGTTCACGCGGGCCCCGCGCCAACACGTGGAGGACCTCCTGGCTACTCCGAAGGCGGTGGGGGGCATGGGGTTGGAGACACGGGCGAACGGGAAGTGGAGGGCGGTTAGGGAAGACTTCCTCGCTGACGAAGGGCCCTTCGAAGCTCGCAGGGTGGCTAGAACGGATCCAGAACGTGTGCCACCCAAGGTCAGGGCTAGTGCCGCCGCAAACATGGCTTCTCATGGTGGGGTGTTCTCGGACATGGCGGTGGCGCGAGCTGCAGCTGACGGCGTCTTGGTCGGGGTGCAGGGCACGTCCTGGGGTGCGGCTCTCGACCAGAAGGTGAGCATTGAGACAGTCAACGTCATACCGGTACCACACCTGCTGTTCGGGAAGTTCGTCAACGTGGCTCCACCTCGCACCACGATTGATCCCATCTTCCTAGCTCCAGTCCTTCGG